TACTTTTTGCATGAAAGAAATTGGTGCCTTGATTTTTATTCCAATACCAGCAATATCGAAAGTTATCAATATTAGATGATATTAGTTTAGTAGTGAATGGTTGACAAGAAAATAAACAACAAGTGCCACCGTCTTTTATAACACGATTATATTGTTTCCACAAAACTGTAAAATCTATGATCTTATCCCATTCACCTGCTGTTATACCGTAAGGCAAATCACATAAAATTAAATCTATACTATTGTCTGGTATATTATCCATTTCTGTTAAACAGTCGCCAAGTGTTAGTATATCCATTTTATAACTCATTCAAAGAAATCCGAAACCGAATTGCGAACCTCATAATTCCAATTAATTGTATTGAGTAGCCCGTTTAACGGATCTAGAAATGTCTTTTCATATTGAGTTTCTTTATCGATATATCTTTGTAGTTTAAACTCTTCTGGTATATCTTTAACAAAACTGATTACATGAGATTTAGTTGGATTTGGCACTTTGAGATATATGAACTTGATCTTATCGCCGCTGTCTATCTTTTGATAACGACTCTGCAATTTATTAGATTCAATCAAGTTATTATATATTAATGCACCTTTAACTGCTATTGGAGTACCTTTACTAAAGATCTCTTTATCATCTGTATATTTCTCTAAGTCATTAACACCTCTTGGTGATGCAATATCAATATATGGCCTACTCATGAAATCGTTCTTGAATTCGGTTACATATTTTATTAATTCATCTTCTGTGCCAGTAAGCATTATCTTTATACATTTCTTTAATGCTTCTCTGCATATGTTTGGTGTACTAGACCGCTGAACTTCTATACCCATGATTTTGAGTTTTGGTTCTGCGTATCTTACACCTTCACTATCAATAACATTTAGACAATATCGTTTTTTAGCTACCCATATACCTTTAGAACATATGTTCTCTCGTTTCATTACCATTTTATTAGTATAACAATTCATATATTCTGCAAGTTCTTTATAACACTTGTCCATAAACGGCTGTATTACTTCTTTAGATATTTTATCTAAAGTATTGGTAGCCTTTACTGGGTCAGCAATAGGCCCGAAAATCGAATCAACAATACGACTAGCGCTAATATACAAACTATCTGTATCAAGATATTCAATATAGTCAACGCCGCTTGTTTTACATATTTTATTAAAGTATTCGTTGACATATTTTTCTACCCACTGAATTGCTAATTGGCCAGATATTGTAATGGCCTCTGCTTGACGAACATCATAATGACGGAAATTATTTTGTCCTATTGCCCCGTAACCAGAGTTGGCTGCAATTTTGTATGCCATTTGCTTGGTTTCAAACTTTGCAATTTGCTTGTCTAAAGACTTGTCATTTTTATCTAGTTTCTCTTTTTGCTTCTTTAGTTCAATGGCTTTACTCTTTGCTTCTTTACGCCAATCCATGAAGTTACTCATGATAGAAGAAAGGAAACTTTGCCGATCATTGCTGAACAGTTCGCCGTTTGCAGCCATACCACAGTTGAGTTTCTTTAGATAAGACAAATCCATTTTCTTTGCAAGAAAATCTTGCACTGTTGGCGGTGACTTTAGATGAGATTCTAAATTTAGTAGTTCTCGATCAGTCAGCAAAGTTAAATCAATATTGTGCATTATAATCCTCTGCGTTGTTTTTCCGCTGATATCTTATCAAGCAAATCGTTCTTTTCTATAATAGTATCTGATCCAATAGAATACTGGATAATCAAAGAAGGATAAAGTGAAGTAAGGTCGAAGCTAATGATCCAGTCCTTGAATCCCGGTCTAGGATCTTTAACATATGCACCGGCATATTGACCGTCGATCACTTCACCCTCTTTCTTTAGAGGTATAACTATATTCTTATTCTTTAGATAGTTATAGATAATACAATCCCAAGTCTTGACTTGGCCAAACACATCTTCAAAGTTGCACTTGGCAACGTATGCAATGCCTATATGCAGATCTATTAGATTCAACTTATTGTCTAATTCATCTACTATATCTACGTCTTGAATATTATACATTACAAACTTATCAAAGTCCTTTGTATAAAATTCATGCATACTATCATATTCTGTATAGTCTAACTTAGTCTTATTAAGTTCAACTTTGGCTACATGATTCAAAGAATATGATTCTAATGTTTGAGTAGAATACTTTCTATAAAGTTCATATAGATCTAATATTGATATGCCAACCAATCTGAACGTCTGGCAAGACTTGCCACGATATTCAATTTCTTCTTCTTTTATCCAGTTCCATGGCGACAATTCTTTGGTTGTTTTCTCGCCAAGAAGTTTATAACATCTGTTTACAATATATGGTATATCGTAAAATCTAATGTTCCAGCCAGTTATAACATCTGGATCTATTTTCTTAAATTCAGAAATGAAGGCTTTCAACATTTCTTCTTCTGAATCATAACATTCGATAATAGTATTTTCGAAAGTAGTTATAGTCTTATTAAGACAGAAAGTATGCCTTAAACCAGTGTTCTTATTCTTTATTGTTATAACATTGATTCTTTCTGTCGGATCATCAGCTGGTGCAAATCTTTCTTCTGATTCTGTTTCAATGTCTAAAGTTACAACAACTATGTCGTGCATATCATAATGAATTTCATCAGGAAACTTATCAGAAATATACTGATACTTGTAGTCGGTATTACCGTATACTTTAAAATTATTGATATCTTCGTATTGCTTTAGAAAGTCTCTGGCATCAGATATTGATCCTAGCTCAATACGATCTAAGAAATCGCCTTGAATGCTGGTATAGTCAGTAGTCTTGGCAGATGTAATATATAAAGTAGGTTTAAACTGATTATCAATATATGTTACTCTTTTACCGCTTTCTATACCACGGTAAAGAATATTATCGCCCTTTGTTTGTACATTCGTATAATAATTCATATCAAATACTCATTTAATCCGGAATTCAGTCTATTAACTGCAATGTCGTAATATTCCTTTTCCTTTTCTATACCTATATACCGTCTATTCAAATTTTTTGCTGCAACAAGAGTGGATCCTGATCCAGCACAATTGTCCAATACCAGGTCACCTTCTTTAGTATATGTTTTGATTAGGTACTCTAGTAACTTTACTGGTTTCTGAGTAGGATGAAGTGGTTTGTGCGGTTTAGAAAATGTAAGTATGTTAGTTGGCAGAAGCTTATCTGGTTCATAATCTTTACCAAAGAAATTGTCATCTGTGTTTTTATATCCTTCGCCCATCATTAACTTTACATTTTTAGATATTTTTGTTGGATTCTTATATGTATGCCTCTTACTTATACCCTCAGGATTTACTATTTTCTGAGGATTATACATTGGTTGCTTTTTGTAAAATACGCTAATATTTTCTGTTATTTTACCTGGCTGATTGTTCATGAAAATGAAATTGGCGGCTTTCAATTTATTCCAGATCCAATCATATCTATACATGTTCAAATTAGAACATCTAAGAAAACTAGAAAATGGCTCACATCCAAATAATAATATGCAGCCATTGTCTTTGATTATTCTATTGTAGTTTTCCCACAACTCTTGAAATGGCAATATTACATCCCATTTACACTTAGTTGTACCATATGGTAAATCGCATAATATTAAATCCACAGAATTGCTATCTATGGTGGGCATAATTTTTAAGCAATCATCGTGAATTATAGTATTAATCATTTTCTCTTGATAACCTTCTTAACTGGTTTCTTAGTAACTTTCTTAGTAGCCTTCTTTGTAACTTTCTTCTTGGTTTTCTTCGCGTAAGAAAGAACTTCTTCTGGCATGTCCATTAATTTAGGATCAATTCTACCTCGAATGTGCATTTCTTCTTGGTGTATCATTGCAGCTGCATTCCACATAATTGCAGCCAAGTGATCTTCTGATCTATCACCAGCAAGATACCGAATACAATGCCTATTCATAGAATCATATATCTTTCTCATTGGCAAGCCAAGTTTCCAATTATCTTCTGGGTGTGTCTTAGCTCCATTCTGATAATGCTTAGCCAATCTAGTAGTTGCATGGGTAGAAATCATATCGAACCTACCCTTATCCGTATTTTCTGCTCTAACTGCACCAGAAGAGAATTTCTGCATCTTAATTTTGTGACTTGAACTCTTTGCCATATTATCTTACTCCTGTACTACCAAAACCACCATTTCTAGATGTTTTAACTGATGGCTTTGAATCTATTGGCTCTAGATTATACGCAAGCGATTCGATCATTTCAAGTTGCGCAATTCGATCGCCACTATTAATCTTTACAGGTATATTTGTAGTATTAGTAATCATGATATATAACTGTTCAACATAATCGCTGTCGATAATACCTTCGTTGTTGGTTAAAGTCAGCCCACTCTTTAACGCAGTACCAGATCGACTATGCACTCTTACGCTATAGCCAAGTGGTATATCTAATATAATACCAGTTGGTATTAAAACTCTATCACCTGGATTTACAGTCAAAGATTCAGCATCACTTTGCTGGCTATCTTTAACTGCAACTTTGCTAGTTAGCGTATTGTCTTTTGTATAACACTTTATAAGTTGCTCTTTTGTATTGCCAAAGAATGCATGTACATCAAAACATGCCGACTGAGCAGTTGCAAAATACGGATCTTTAACATTCGGATACATCTTATAATATTTCAAATTGTCCATAATAACTCCTTTTGTAAAGTCAGCAAAGGTAAATTAATACCTTTGCTGATAACTATTGTTTGACGACTATTTTAGTTTATGAAATTGTATGAGTAATCAAATTTACATCTGGCGATGCAGTTACAAACTTAACGGCAAGAATGCCGTCTTTGAATGTAACACTTTCGATTTTAACATTCTTATTGCCAGAGTATTTCCAAGAATACTCAAAGTCTTTAAGACTTATACCATTATGCAAATACGTTCTTTTTTCACCAGTTAACTTAGACCCAGAAATTATAATCGCAGAAGGCGAAGATCTTACTTTAATTTCTTCTTTAGAAAAACCGGCGACAGCCAATTCTAAAATACTAAACCGTTTATCCTCGGTTTGGTATATAGAATATGGCAACTTTATTTTGTTGTCTACATATAACGAATTAAATACGTCTGTATCAAATACTGCATCAAACATTGAAGATATCATCGAATCTATTTTATCCATATATTTCTCCTATTTCTAGCAAGAATTCAGACCCTCGCGGCATCTGAGTCGTCAAACAATCACTTTTTTCCGATTTGATACTTAGAAACTAATTTCCATTGTGCTTTTTCTCCGTGCTTTATTACTTTTATTTCATTCATCAATGCAACTGGGAATTCAGTTTTCTTTGGGTCTAATATTCTAATTAAACCCCAATCTTCTATTAAGTTAGCAATAGTATTTCTGCGAGCAAGATCATTTTCGTCAAAGGTTATTTCGTGACCATCTAATCCAAAAAGTTCTTTAAAGTGAATAATTGCATATCTACCCTTTTTGTGCAATAAGTGGCAACTTTGGTAAATAGTATTATCTTTCTTAGAGCATATACCAATACGGGTTAATGTCTCTTTAACTTTCAAGAAATTCTGCGGATCAATCAATTCAATCTCGACACCATAATCAAAATCATATGTAGGTATTTATTACTTTGTGCCGCCAGGGTTCATTCGTTCTTTGATTTCTTTTAATTGGTCTTTAGATAGCACCTTAAGGTATTTCTTAGCAACTTCTCGGTTTACGTTATAATAAGTCATTAATACCTCGACATCGGCAGTCAACTCATTTTTATGCCACTTTCCGCTATACCGTTTGCGCTTTTCTACACCAAACATATAATAGTGATATTGCATCATTTTATCTAGATTTGGCCGTATATTCATTTCATTTGCATAAAATATAGTGTCTGGATGATACGAAAATGCACGATTTGTCAGATATGGTATATAAGAACTTATGTTAGATTCGCCTTTAGTTATATCCGTCTTTGCATAAGAAGCATCGTTATAGAAATCGAATGGATTAGCTTTTTCCGTCATCTTTTGGTTCCGGTCTCTTTATTTCATCAATCGAATCACTGTACATATCTATGATTAAACTAATTGGTACTGCAACATGAGTATTTGTTATAACGTCATATAAACCATGCACATAGAAACTGTCTAGAAATCCAACACCAATATATCTGTCAATTAAGTTAGATTCAATATAATCTGGTGATAACTTTGGCTCATGATGTTTTGCTTTAATGGTTCTAATCTTACCATTCATATCTTCGTATGTTATGTCAATAGTATCATTCTTTATTTTTATTAGAGATAAATCTATCCATACAGACAATATTCTATCTTTAAACGATTTAGGATCAGTAGTTATTTCTGATGGCGCTCTATCAACTATTTGAGTACAAACGAATTTATTCCAGAAGTAATCTTCTCTGTTTGCCATAAACTCTTTTTTGAGACCAATTACTTTCTTACAATATTCGTCATATTTGAATTTTTGTTGAATTGCACCAATTTCATCGATAATTTCTAATTGATCGTCTGGTGAAAAGCTGGCTACTTCATTAACTATAACTCTATGCAATTCAGATCCAGTCTTTATATCAGACGAATATAAAATATCTTTGAGTTTATTATAAGTAGCAGTATCTTTAGATTTAGATACTATTATATTTTTGATTTCTGTATAATACTCTTCTACTTTATATTGTTTGTGTAGAGCATGAACGTCAATTATCATGTCATTTGCAGACCGGGTAATGTTTCTCATATGTAATATTTATGACGTTATCCTTATTTAAATGTTGCATTTACCATTATTTCAACAAAGCAAGCACACAAGCAGATTTCTGGGTCACTACTAAATGCCATCTTGTATTGATAATCTGCCAATATGAGAATTACTTGAGGCACAGATTGCTTATCTATATTTTCAGACAGTGTATCATATATTTCTCTAAAGATTGCAGATGAATCACAATCGCTATTTTCACTGACCCATTTTCGCACAGAAACGAAATTCTTCTCTTTCATGTGCTTAATAAGTGCAGCAACATTACTATGCGACCCAATCGAAAGTATACCTTCGTCAATAGTACCTCTAGAGCCGTACGTTTGCAGCTCGCCGAGAATCTTTCTAAAATCTGGAAAGTACTTAAGAATAAATCTACTTAGAACTTTCTCGTCATAAGATATACCTTCTGTTTCTAGAATATTCTTAACTCGTTGGTGCATTTGAGAAGCCAACTTAGGCTGTTGATCTCGTGGCATCTTAAAGTCGATAATAGAAAATCTACTGTGTAGTGGTTCTATAATCTTATTTTTAAAGTTGCATGTTAGTATAAATCTACAGTTGGCTGCAAACTCTTCTATGAATCCACGAAACGCAGATTGAGTTGCCGCAGTCATATTATCACTTTCGTCTAATATAACTACTTTACCACCACCCAACACACTAACTGTACTTGCAAAGTTCCTGATAGTAGTGCGCAAAGTATCTATGTTGCCTTGTTCAGATGCGTTAATGAAAAGTGTATCACAATTCAATTCGTTGCACATGGCTCTGGCCGCTGTTGTTTTACCACAACCAGGGCCACCGCTTAGCATTAAATTTTGAGCTTCACCACTTTTGATTATATCTTTGAAGATCTTAGATATATTATCTGGCAAAATACATTCATCAATAGTTTTGGGCCTATATTTCTCTACAAACAAAAATTGGTCGCTCATTATTTACTCACTTCCAGAAGCTATCACTTTCAACACTTATAAAGTAAGTCACATCAATGTCTTTGTTGGTAAATTTAGATATCTTTGGGCTAAGTTCTACTAGATAGTTGCCAGGAATTATCTTAAGGCTATTGACGATATCGAAGTTAAAGCTGAATTCGTGCTTAGTCTGGTTATCACCAAGATCTACTTCATACACGTTACTAGAACTATCGTTCTTATCATGTACAGCCAATACGATTCTATCACCAACAGATCGTATGCTCATGTTAGAAACCATAAGTGCAGATCTAGACTTCATGATACCAGTAATCATTTCTGGTGTCAATTCGAAATTAAACTCAAAAGTCAGTGGTTTCATGTTTCTCTTGAGGTTATTTTCAAGAGTAGTCATCAATTCTGGTGCGGCATAGCGGTATTTTACCTTTGACTTGCCACTAGAAATGATAACATGGGTGTCCTTAAAGTCAAAATCTGGATCCTTCATCATTGAACACACATTTAGAAACTGAGAAAGATCAAAAATGTTTGCCTTCTCTGTGAAATTCTCACTAACAGTAGCAATAGAGATAATACCAAGATTTGGAGCTACAGTTTTAAGCTCATTTCCCGGAAAAATCACTAAATTGCTGTTGATTGATGAAAAATTCTTCAAAATCGTCATAGTATCTTCACTTATCTTCATAATATCTCCAAAATATTAAAAATCACTGTTTAAAATGTCTGATACAACGTCTATTATATCAGACATACGACGTATTTTAGCTCTTCGGAGAGAACTTGTCAACAACCTTACTTTCGGCATCTCTGACTTTAGCAAGAGTATTCTTATTATTCTTGCTAAACCAAACAGTAAGGCCAAACGCAACTACTCCACCAACAAGGAATCCAACTGTAAACAGTACCATAAACTTTCTCCTTTTTAAGTTATTCATTGCCATCTTCGCCAGTATCTTGGCTAATATCTTCTTGTTCTGATTCTACTTGATCCAAATCTTCTTCTGAATATCCATTATATTCAGCCTCTGGATTAGTAAAATTCTGCGAAACAAAATCTTTAAAATGATTAATTCGATCGTTTGTACGATTAACCATTTCTTGATCGAACATCATTTTAAATGTTCCTGGGTTACCGTCATTTAAGGCATTCATCATATCTTCAATGCTCATGTGTTTCCTTTCATAGATTTAATTCTATCTGCCAAACCACCGGCAGCTTTGCGCTTTGCTTCTAGTTCTTTGCGACGTTTCTCTTCGGCATTAGCTCTATCATCAGCCAACTTCGCACTCTTTTCTGGATCTTGAGTTGCTTTATAGTGGTCTTTAGATGCTTGCCGTTCTGAATCAGTTAGTTTCTTACCAGTGAATCTAGGCACGAAGGCAGCAGGATCAACACTTCTATTTTCCATCTGCGCCTTAACGCGATCCATGATTCTATTATATCTGCGCTTTTTGCGACTGTCAGAATCTTTCTTTGGACCCAATCTATGCAACTGGCGAACATTGCGTTCTAGGGTATCTTTCTTATTTTTACTAGAAGCCTCTGCTATTTTGTCAGTAGTTTGAAACTTGGCATAACTAACATTTAAAGCTTTGGCATTAGTAAGCGGCGAACTCTCTGTCTTTATATCTTTAAGAGCAGCCAATGCTCGTTCTGCTTCTGGGCGGTCTTTATGCTTGCTCATGGTATGAGTCTGTGTACCGACTATCTTAATAACAGCAAACAGATCACCGCCAAGTTTTATGACTTTATATTTAGGTGAATTTTCTTTAGTCGTATTTTCTGACGCCATTAGCTTCTACCTCTTTCAAAAATCCGACGTATCCAAGCAAACCATTATCTTTGGACTTAATCGGAAATGCTTCTATTCTAACACGGCACTTTATACCATCTGTGTTTTGAATATAAAATATGTCATGAAATTCTTCTATGTTCGTTATACAACGATTCCATTCAGTTCTGACCTTTTCTCTGTCAGATTCTTCTATTATATTTAGCCAGCCATAACCCATAAGTTCTTCGATTGATCGATTAGTAAGACGTTGATATAATCTATTAACAGTAGTCAAATTGCCATGGTTATCGGTTTCAAAGTAACATATTTGTTTACTAGAAGTTAATATGGCTTTTTGGCGTTGCTCTAGATAATACATATTTTTATCGATTCTATTTACAGAATCTTTAATACTCAGACCGCCGTTGGTAGAAAGTTCTTTAGATATATCAGAAATACGTGAATTTATTGCTGGTATCTGACCAACACTGTCTGATATTGATTTAAAGTAATTCTTTGCTGGTATATATATTTTCTTAGAAATAAACAGATATATTGTACCAATCGCACCGGCACCAGCAACCACACCAACAAGATTTTGACTCAAATCACTTATGTTAATAGCATCAATCATTGCAGTAAATAAACTAACGAAATGATCCAAAGTAATATCTCCTTTGATGTTTCATTTCATATTTATATTTACCCAAAAGTAGTTAATGGTGATATGCCTATTCTTGTGTTTGGTATCACCAAACCATGAATATCTACGTTCCGATCGCTTGCCGGCCTCAACGAGAAGCATGGTTCTAAATCTGGTCGAACAGTTAATATGTCACGGTGTATTAGTCTGTCGAGTCTCATAAACGGATTGTTGTCTTCGAAGTAAGATTGTGTGGTTTTTTCGTCAGGTTCACCAAAACATATCATATCTACGTTATTTGGGCCAGATTCGCCAAATTCAGTATAATCGTGCCCATACATAGCACAATTCATCAATTCTACAGATTCTGGTGTACCATCATATATTCTACGAATTGTTCTTTTTGTTGGTGTATTAAGATATTCGTTTACATCTATTATGTGCGATATATTCTTAACTAGTTTGTTATTATATATTCTTTCGCCTGAATTTTTCGATATACCAGACCATTGTCTGAATTCTGGCCCATTTGGTCCTGCTTTATGAGATATAAAGTAAGTATTTAATACACTTGAGCCGCCGTATCCTGTACTTACAGTGTATAATACGATATCTGCTTTTTCGCCAGTATTTAATGGTAAACAACAGATTGGTGTAGATGTGTAGTCTAACGAATCGCGATATCGCCTAAAGTAGCCTTTGAGTATTGACGCATTTACTTTACTTATAAATCTCATTTCATGCTTGCAGCACGACACAAACGGAAATTTAGGCAATGGTATCTTGTCAAATAACGGCATTGATGAGCACAAATTAAAATCTTCATAGGCGTATTCTAACGGTTTATTTGAAGAATTTGATAAAATATTACTTTTAAATACATTGCAACCGTTAATTTCTATCTTAGAAACTTCATCAACAAACTTGATTGTACATCTTTTAACACACAAATCTTGTAAGACATCTATACTAGTTAAAAATATGTTATATTGTTTATTGTCTAATTCAAATATAACCATAGTAAAACATATTGGATGATATTTTTTTACCGTCCAATATGTTTTACTAATTATTTTATCTTTGACTGCGGCAATTCTTTCAATCGCGCACAACCCACTAGATCCCAAAAATCCGGCTGCATTCAAACCACTCATGATATATTAATCCTTGTATTTCAACTAAAGTCGATTGTATCTATATTAATTACATTATCGTATTGCGGATATTGTTTTATACCGTTATTAATATTACTAGAAATTAAACCATTGGCATATTTTGCATTTACACGATTCAAAATATCAACAACTGCATCTCTGTCAGCCTGAGTTTCGTGGGGGCTTGCCCAGTAAATAGCTTCTTGATAGCCGCCAATACAAAGAGCACTAATCAATGCCTCAAATGGCTGATAAGTATTAAACTGTGGTATATTATCGCCGCGATATCGTGGAAAAGCAATCCATGGTAACTTTTTGGTACTTGCACTCAACGAATCTGCAAGATCTAGTGCTATGCAAAATCCAACTTTAGACGCAGCAGCCAAATCTCTATTAGCTGCATCTTTGTCGATAGTTAATTTATCTTGATATGCTCTCATTGAAGTGCCTCTGGCACCTGCACAATCTGGATATATTGGTGGTGAATTATAACCAAAATAACTTACACCTGTGTATTTTGTATGTGCCCAGTTGTTAATTTCAGTATGATCTCTGTAAAGTTTACTTATGCCGTAATTAGAAAATACATTACCAACATAATTTTGATCGTAATATGGTTTAGAAATTATTTCATATAAGCATTTAGAATATTTTAACTGTGCCCATCTAGAAAAGTCTAAAATCCATTTAGCACCACCAGACGATGCACTATAACTGTTTGACAACACGCTTTTATTATACGAAGCTAATAATGCACGGTCAAATTTCTTAGTTGCTATTGCTGCGTCGATTTGATCAAGACGAGCAGGAATATCTGAACCAATTCGATACCATGAATAGCCGCGCTCATTTTCTAATACAACTCGATACGGTTGTATGCCACCGGCGGCACGATACGCAGCCCAAAATCGTTCACTATAATTGCGCCATGCCAATATCGACGGTGTATTGTCGTTCAAAAAGTCTGCCAACGACTCAGAGCCCAGATCTTTCAGACCAATAGTAGATTCACCAAAATGCCGAAGAAACAACACGTCACCGTCTTTCATTCGACTGGCTGCGGATTGAGCCGCTGCTTCTGGTGATGCAAATGCAGAAACCTTGACTAATATCATTGGTTTAATGAATTCAGATTCGGGGTTCTTGCTTTGATTATCATCGGTCCATGAAAATAGTTTCATATGATTATATCTCTCCCTGTTTATGATAACTATTTATTTAATTTGTAATGTTTAATTAAACATTGTAATATTACTGTATACCAATGTTGTAAGAAATGATTGATACTTTCAGATATCTGATGTATACTTACATCAAAGTCAGATGTATAGTGGGATTTATAATAATCACTGAATTCGCCAAGTGTAGACATTAAACCAAGGTCAAATCGATTAAACAGTTTATTAATCCACTCATGGTGAGTATAATTAAATGTAACATATCTGAAAAATACCGGTACCTTACCAGGCATTTCTTGGATACTAACATACATTGATATGGTAATGGTGCCATCAGTTTCTATAGTTAAACTAACAATTGCAGTAGCAATATCCAGGCTGCCACTACTTACAGGTATAATATACCCGTAATTAGGTATATCATCACCAGATAGTATGTAAATTTGAGGTGATTTACTCACAATTAGGTATATCCAGCCAATGAGTGGTTATAACAACAAGATTTATGTAACTTATCACGAATTCAATGTCAGCCAAATTATATTTTCTATTTTTATAATAACGTGCAAATTCCTCAGAAAAATACGAATACATGTGTTGCAAAACATCTGTGAAGTTATATTTAAAGATTGGACCAAAATGCTTTGTAAAACATACCCACGAATAATCACTAGTACGAAATCTCAATGTTATATGCAAATGGCCATTACTACATTCTACGTTTTCGACGCTGATGGCATATTTCTCAAATACAAAGTGGCCACTATCAGTAAGCAATCTGCTAATCATATCATTATAATAATGTGTATTATAATCAGAGTCTGTCTTATATACGTTCATATAACACCTATCTTGTTGAGACGAACCATATAATATAAGAAAAGGTGAGTACAATAAAATGAAACCTTGTCTATTTCATCAGATGTTAGATGACCAAAATCTACAATCACAGATCTACAAATCCTACCATGAACTGATTTATATACATCACTGATAACAGTCAGTATTGGTGTGTCGATATTGTATTCAAGACCCAAATCGCAAATACACAAATCATTAAGTTGCACCTTAGTGCGTATATCGTATGTCTGTAGATGCAAAGTAATGGCACACCGTATGTTAGTATTACCCATCACCATACGAAAATAACTAATTGATACATCTTTATTAAGATTATCTACAGTAGTAGGTAAACCAATAATCTGTCTGCTTATTTGATGAATGCCGGTACTACCGCGGTTCTTTGATGTTGTTATGTTAGATAATTGGTCGATACCGACACAATAATTGATAAAGTTATCGTTTGGTATCATATATTATGTTCCACTGTTCTAGGAAACTGAACTAAACTTAAGGTAATCAAATAATCAACAAGAAAGCAGACAAAACTGATATTATCAGGTTCTATTACAGATATCTTAGAAAGAGCACTACAGATTGTATTATTAATCGAATGTAATAACCATATTATGTAGTTGTGTATCGTAAAGGTATCGTTATAAAGTTCGATATATTCTTCGTGCATGGTGCGTTTGTCAGTGATCTTCGCCCAAAGGTTGATTTTGTAATAGCATACTTTATTTTTAGTATTATACCCAGCAATAAATTCTTTAAATATTATTTTAATATCTAATTGCATATTAGAAAATACTGCAATAACCTCTGATTCTTGCATGGCGGTTATTATGGTATTAGTATCTAAGTGAGGTCGATTGGATATGTAAAATTGATATCTGATAGTATCTTTAATACATTGTGGTGTAAAGAAGTTATTATTTAATGCAGTCATATATGAAACTCACGATAAGAACACTAATGTTGACGTATTATATACGATTGGCATCGTATGATCAAAAATCTGAGTTTCGGTGCGTAAGATAATAGTGACCTATAGTAGACCTATAGTGGCAACTGTGGCCACCACCACCATTTTAACTCTGGGCAGTGAAAAATTGTGGCGGCCAAAAGAACGGTAACAGTACCGCCATTTTGACTCTGGATAGTGAAAAATTGTGGCAGACCACCGTACTAC